ATATAACGCATTTACGCCGTTTTTCAGTACTTTTGTCACAAATTTGTTACAAACAAAAATGTAAAGATTAATAAGAAAACATTATTAGGATGAAAGAAAAGCCAAAGATGATACAATATTTTTCCTCCAGAGTGCAGGCTCTGGAGGAAAACGTTTTTAATAATCTCTCTGATCTAATTATGGTATGTGTAGTATCAGACAACCTCGATCTGTACTGCATCAATGGCATAGCCGTACCAACCAGCATATCCGTTTGCTCCAGATCCGTAGTTAGTAACCCAATCCAGCCATCCTTTGCCGATACAATGTACACGATAACGGACATTTTTACCTGATATACCTACAAGCCTAAACTGTAGACCATCAATCGGGTTCTTACCATCTCCTGCGAACGTATCTCCCGCACTGTCTTTGTTATAATCTCTACGCCATCCATACCAGCCGCCGCCTTTTCGATGTGCTCTGTATTCCAGATAGCCTACCGCAGCCGCATCACCCTTTGTCTTTGCTCTAAACGCTACGATCGGCTTTCCCATCCATCCGGAATAACCGTTAGAATTGATATTATTATAATTTGTTACTTCAGGCTGCCAGCCTTTTCCCTGTGCGTTCGCCTGATGAACTACATTAATTTTATCAGAAACAGGCTTGGATGTGGATGGTGTTGAAGGTTTAGGCTGCTCAGATCCACTAGAAGCCGAACCGCCTTTTAATTCAGCAGAGACCATATTTAAAAATCGCTGCCATCCCATATCAAGCGTCCTGTGAGGACAGTATTTACCACTATAGTCCTGATGTTTCGTTACCTTATCAATTCCCCATCCACGAGCTTTCAGTAGTTCCGCAATAAATTTAGCAGCGTTCTGTTCGGCTTTGATAAAACGATCACCACCAGATTTAGAATAGCAGATTTCAACGGATAATCCCTCTCGGTTTCCTTTTCCATTCCCATCTCCGGCGTGCCATGCGTTCCTGTTTTCCGGTATTCCCTGTACTATTTCTTTGTCGTCTACTGCATAATGGAAAGATACTTGATTATTATTGCCAATCATGTACTGTACTTCATTCCGTGCGCTTGCATCATTAGCCGTATTGTGTACAACAATCCGCGTTGGATTCATAGAATAAGGGCACTTAATTCCGTATTTGTTTGTAGCAACTAACATTTTTACAATATTCATATTTATTCCTCCTCATCGTTTTGTCTTTGGTTTACCACCTTATCAGCTACTTCCAGACCTTTCACAAGGATTGTAGGAACATTGTATCCGGCTTCCACAAAATTTTCTAATATGGATCGGATCTCATTGATTAACAAAGAGGCCAAGACAAACCAGCCGAGAAGTGTCGTAATTCCTAGATCAATTCCAATCGTATGTCCTATTTCTATAAATACAGCAGAAGCACCAAAAGCGACCATAATCATCAACCAGTATCCAAGTTTCTTAAGAACACCTTTCCATCCTGTCATAGAATTTTCTTTCCCGGCTATCCGGCTTTTCATCCATCCCGTCAGCCAGTCCGCTACGTTAAGCAGAAGAAACGCAACAAAAAGTACCCAGTGTTCCCCTAAAATATAAGACAGAACTGCAACAATCGTCCCTACCACTGCATTGTATCCATCGATAAAAGGTTCTGCATAATTCATTTTTTTCATATCCTCACTTTCCTTTCTTGTATTTTATCTGTTATTAAATAGGAGCATCCCTTATCATCACGCCACCATCCTTTCTAAATAGATCGGTACAAAATGTATTGCTTCATCTCCGACAATTTCATAAGCTCTGGAAAAGATCTCTTTCGCCCTGTCTGCGATTAAATTGCAGATAAACTCTTCCATCTCGATCCAATGTCTCTTTTTACACATACGGTGTATATCTTCTAAGTAGCCGTAGCTGTAAAGCATCACATGCCCTAGTTCATGGAGAACTACAGTAGTTAAAAACGGACCAGATAAGTCGCCTGACAAACAGATTGACATGGTATCTGGATCTGTAACAGCGCAAGTCTTTTTACCTGTCCTGTCAATCAAAATCGGATCAGACGGATGTACAAATCGAACAGTCCATAAGATCCCATTCATTCGAAACTTCATTTATTTCACCTCGCAAAAAGAGCCCTAGCTGTATTGCTAAGGCTCTTATCCATTAATTCATCGACTGTACTTTCTGTGCCATCTGAACAATTTTCTGTTTCAGCGCCGGTTTTTCCGATGCATCTGCATATTTCATCACGCTTTCCACCATATCTTCCATATCGTTAAAGATTTCGGTCATGGATTCCTCCATTTTTTTCTTGGATTCCGTATCTTTGTTTTCGGTGTAATGCCTACGGTAGTTATCGTATCGATCATAAGCGTCACCATATTTCGATCGTTTTCGTTCCGGTTCATATCCATATCTTGAATGATCTCTAGACCGGTTTCCGCTCCATCCATTTCCGTCCATATTGTTTCTGTCATCCCGATTAGGATATCCCATTCTATAGCCGGTCATCATCGGAGGAAATTCGTCTTCCATCCAGTCATTTTCATACTCTTCCGGAATGTGCATGTATGGCATATATCCAGCAGAACGTCCACGCCCGGAACGATGAACAAACCTTCCATTTCTGGCACGTCCACGATATCCATATCGGTCATTTTCGGAATCGTCATAGTCTTCCACCATCCGTTTCGTCAGCTCGCCCTCCATAATTTTGTTAGGAATTTTTATCATCTCCATGTATTCTTTTTCCAGACAGGCTTTTGCTGTTTCTGCGGAAAAATACTCCATCTGCATCGCATCTTTCAAAATATCTACTGATTCACCAAAGCATTTCCGGTCAATATTGTCATATCCGTTTGCCGACATCTGTTCAATGTCCTGCTTTGCAATATCTTTAATCTTTTTGATTAATTCGTAATGTTCGCTCATATTCAGCACCTCCTAACCGCATACCCTGACTGCTGTAAGGTTTGGATTATCAACTTGTACGGCTGCAACACCGGTGTTCTGTACAGTCACCGTCTGACAGCATCCACACGGAACATCAATATAGTGCTGAGTAGCTACATTAAAGTATTCAGATACTGCCGCCGGAGTGGCTCGCATCACTGATCCAGTGATTGGCTCACCATCTAATGCAATGGCAAGAGACACCTCGCCAACTACTCCACCTGCCGGAATTGCTACATTTCCACTGAATCCAACAAGATAGCGTCCTGGTTTAACAAGAGTAAGCTGGGCGCTTCCGGCTCTGTGGCGTTCTGCGGAACATTTACTTGAAATTTCTTCGGAATAAACAACGCCCTGTCCAGGCGCTACGGTCTGCGGCGTCGGGTTAAGTAATTCAATCATATTATTATCTCCTTTATACAAAAATAAAGGGGATAGACCTAGTATCTATCCCCAAATAGGCAATAGTAACATTGAGATCGTTTCTCAAAGTTCCCGTAGGGAAGATACTATTTAACAACCACACGTATTACATCCACAGCCGTTTACGCCAAATGTGAATCCCGTAGGATTGATGATAGACGTATACGGACTCATTACCGGATAAGACGGAACTGGTGTAGGACGCAATGCGTTGACAATGTTTGTTGTCTGCGCTGCATTACTGAGCTGGAGCTGTGCGGACTGTAATTCAGTCTGTAAAGACTGGATCTTGTCCTGAGTAAACAGATCAACGATCCTCTGTGTTCCGGCGTTCTGTGCGTCGATCACATCCCTAAATCCACTGCAAAGAGCCTGCTGAATTGCATTTCCATTATTATTTACGGTATTTTGCAAAATGTTTGTCTGTGCGGCAAGGTTATAATTCACACCGTCGACCGCTCTCTGTGTCTGGCAGCAACAATCCTGTAATTGATAGCCAAGATTGCTAATATTGGAATTAACACCAGCAAAACCATTACAAAGCTGTGTTCCAATTCCATTGATTCCAGACTCAATACCCTGAGTAGAGAGCGCAGAATCTATATCACTACGCGTTGCGTATCCCTGAAAACCAGGAGTATTAAATCCTCCGCCGTTTCCTCCAAATCCGCCGAAGCCATTTCCCCAGCCTCCAAAAATTGCGAAGATAAGGATAAGCCAAATCCATCCCCAACCCTCTCCGCCGAAGCCATCATTACAGCCACGGGAATTTCCGGCATTACCTGTAAGCACAGCTACATCCGCTGCACTCATACCTGAACTCATCATATATTTTTGTCTCCTTTTGCAATATATTTACAATTAGAGACATCCCGGGCTGTCTGCTATATTGTACGATGTTAAATACCAAATTGAGATTTAATCTTATTTACCATTTCATCCGCATCGATTCCCTGTTCTTTACAAAGATTTCGTGCAAGTTTTTCGATTCCTTCCGAATCTCCTTTTTCTGCCATTTGCATTGCGTTTCGCATAACCGGATTATTTCCAGCCTGCTCTCGCATCATATCCATGACTACTTTCTGCGGATTTCCTCCACGCATCATTTTTACAAATTGTACCGGATTCATCATTTTTGCGATCCTCCTCTTTGTGTCTTAGGAGGCTCACTTTGAATCATTTCTTTTAATCCTGCGATCTCAGTTGAAAGATCATTCTTAATCTGTAACAGCATTGCTTCCAAGTTTACAGATGACTGTTCAACTGGCTTGGGATCATCTGGCATAACTGCTTTATAAGTAATGATCCGGCTTGTACCGTCAGCTTGTAACTGTTTTGCGTAGATCTCTGTCATGTCTGACTTAGGATAAAATGTAGGGTTGCCAGACATATCCACATTTTTCGCACGTACAACGTCAACACTGTCTACAATTTCCCCATTAAGGCTTGGCTGTTGTGTAAAAGTAGGCTGGTTATATTGCGCCTGCATCTGTGCAAGCCTGTCATACTGAGGCTGTAAAGGGTTGTATTGCTGTTGTACTGGTTGCTGATAATAAGGATTAAAATACTGCATCTGCTTGCCTCCTTGTCTTTATGCTTTAAGTATAATACCAAGGATGTGATTCAAACAGTTCATATAAGTATCAAAAAAGTATCAGCATACACGAATAATCTTGTTATTTACTTTTCTGCTTAATCTTTTGATTGTGGATATACTCACATTCATTAACTCAGCACAGTATTCGAGCGGATATTGTTTAGCTCTATACTCAAACAATGTCCGCTCGTCGTCTGTAAAATTACAATATGTCCGGAAATAATTTAATTCCAGTATGGTAAAATCATAAATCTTCATTTTTCCTCGTTACATCGTAAAATTTAAAATTATTCTTTTACATCTGTAAACTTGCTACAAATAGAGTGGTTCCTCCGTCACTTTCTTCCAGTACGCCGGATACTCGTCAGGGTTCCAAACAACTGCCACTCCATCTGGTGCGATACAATCATATTTT